GTGTAGGTGTTGCCCTGCCAGACCAGGTTCTGCCGCAGGCCGTTGGTGCCGGCGTGGAACCGCAGCAGGTCACCGCCAAACGCGGTGGCGTCCAGCTCGAACAGTTCGATGATGGCGCTGGGTTCCAGCTTCTGGATCTCGCTGGTGATGGCTTGCGGTGTGGTCATGGCTCATAGACCCGGATGAACTGGGCGCTGACGCTGTTCAGGTTGTTGCGCGACACCACCCGCGACCACTCGGCGCACTTCACGCGGATGGATGTGGCCTCGGTGGGCGGCGTCCAGTCGAACGCCTCGACGCCAGCGCGCGCGGCCAGGAACGTCAGGATCGCCGCCGTTTCGCTGTCGTCGCGGTTGTCGAACTGCAGGTCCCAGGTGTCGTTCCGGGCGTTGATGCCGTCGGCCTGGCGCTGCTCGTAGCCGTCGCCAAAGCTGGCCACGCGCACGCGCGGCTTATAGACCGCCTTGGCGCCGAAATCTGGTGTCCAGGTAAATGTTGCCATGCTTATGCTGCCAGCAGCCCACCGGGCCGTTTTTGGTTAATCAGTTCGGCCTTGACCGCGCCGGCGATGACGCGGCCCAGGTCGCCGGCTCCCTTGTCGTCCTTGACCTGCGACTGGCCGGATTCGACGTTCACGTTCACCACCACGCTGGTGCTGCCACCGCCTTCGCCCTTCATGGTCACCGGGATGGTGCGGCCATCGGGCAGGGGCACGTAGGCCTCGGGCATCTTGCCCTCACCGAACACCGCGACCTGCGGGCTGGTGGCGATGCCGCCGTTGGCGTAGGTTTTCAGCGGCATCGGGCCGCCGCTGGTCATGATGCCGCCGTCCGCAAAACCAAAACCGAACGCGGACATCAGCGGCTTGACGATGGCTTGGCGGACGGCGATGCGGGCGATGTCGGCCAGGATGGACCGCGCCAGGTCGCCAAACGTGGACTTGCCGGTTGTCACGAACGTGACCAGGGCGTCCTCCATGCCCTGGAACGCTCGACCGAATGCGTCCTCGGTGGCCTTGGCCACGTTGTTCAGTTCGGCCGCGTAGGACTTGATGGCGCGCTTGGCGCCGGTCTCGTAAAGCTGGTCTGCGCCGGCGTTGATCCTGCGCTGATTCTCCGACGCCTGGAATGCGGCATCGGCCACATCCCTGTATGCGGCCGCTGTCTCGGGCAGCATGCCGCGGATGGCATCGCGCACGCTGCGCTCATGCTCCAGCTTGCGCACGCGCGCGTCGTATTCGTCGGTGGTCATGTTGACCGCCTGGGCCTCCAGCTGCAGCATCGCCAGTTCGTCGGCCTTGCTGTCCTTCAGCTTGCTGACGGCATCCCACTCGGTCAGCAGCTGCTGCGTGCGGGCCTTGGACGCATCCTCGTCGGCCTTGGCTGCGTCCTTGACGTTCTTGTCATGCTCCTGGCGCATCTCGATCAGGTTGGCCAGGCGCAGCAGTTCGGCCTTCTGCGCGCTGGTCAGGTCCTTGTAGCGCTCAGTCTGGAACAGCCGCAGCAGTTCCTCGGATTTCGTCATCTCGCCGGTCTTGGCCAGCTGCTCGTTCATCTGCTGCAGCAGCTTGTCGTATTCGGTTTCCTTGCCGGCGCCAAAGTCGAACTTGAAACCGGTGGCAGGCTTTGGGCCAGCGATTGGTTTGACGGCGTTCTTCTGCTTCTCGATGGCGCTGGTGACGGCGTTCAGCACCTGGCTGCCGTCCATATTCCACAGCTTCGCGTAACGCTGGTTCGCGTCGGCCACCACCTGGTTGCGCTCGTTCAGCGCCTGCTTTAGCGCCTCGACGCCACCATGGCGGAACAGGGCGGTCGGGCCGTCCTTCAGGAACGTGCCGGCCAGGGTGATGTCGGCCCACACGGCCTGGAAGCTGCCGACCAGCGCGTAGATCGCCTGGGCGGCCACGCGGGCGACGTCCACTAGGATTGCGATGCCCTTGGCGGCCACCGTTGCCCAGTCCGACAGGGCGGTGCTGCCAGACAGGTCGTCGGACTTGGACTTGGCGTCGATAATGCCCAGCACAAAACCGTTCAGCACCGGCATCAGTTCTTGGGCCAGGCTCAGGCCCAGCGCGGTGGCCATGCGGCGCAGCTTGGACATGTTGTCGTTGAACTCGTCGGCGGCCTGGGCCATCGACCCGGTGAACAGGGCGCCCATGGCCTCCAGTTCGGTCCTGGCGTCGCGGATGGCGCCACCTCCTGCGTTCAGCAGGGGCACCAGGTCGGCGGCCGACTTGCCAAACACCTGCTGGGCGGCGGCGGTTTTCTGCCAGCCATCCTCCATGGTGGACAGGCGGTCCGCGATGCGGGCCATGGCCTCGGTCGTGGTGATGGTGCCGTTCTTCAGGTCGGCCTGGTTGATGCCGAACTGCTTGAATGTGGCGATGGCGTCCTTGCTGCCGCCGGCGGCGTCGGCCATGTTCTTGGCCAGCTTGCCCAGCGCGCCAGACACGGCGTCCAGGTTGCTGCCGTTCAGTTCTGCGGCGTAGCCCAGCGCGTCCAGGTCCTCGACGGCGATGCCGGTTTTCTGGCGCAGGTCGTTCAGCTTGTCGCCCATGTCGATGGCGCTCTTAATCATACCGACGAACCCGGCGACCACGGCGGTGCCAGCCAAGCCGGCCAGGGCGCCCTTGAGCATGCCGAAGCGGTTGGACACGCCGTCCACGCTGTCCTTCATGCGATCCATGGACGTGCGCAGCTGGTCCACAGCCTGCTGGCCTGTGACGCCGGCCGTGATCTTCAGGGCGACATTCATGTCCATGGTTCAGTCCTTGCGCTTGTTCAGGACCTGCAGCGCGGCGATCTCCATGGCTTGCAGGTCGTTCATCATTTCGGCCTTGTTGGCCACATGATGAATTTTAAATAGGAACTCTGCCGACTGGTAGTTCAGACCGACGAAACCTCCCGGTATTACCTGCCACTGCGTCTGCAGCCGCATGAACATCACCACGGTTTCCGCGTTTTCCTCCCAGACACCGAACTCGGACCCGTCCTTGCCGGTGCCAATGGACTCGATGATCTCGGTGGGCGCACCGAACGCGGCCAGGTCGGCCGCGCTGTCATCTTGAACGCCGCCACTTGCCCAGTGCTTGGCGGCGTCGGTCAGTTTTTTCGCTTGGCTCCAGCGATGGACCCGAACATGGCCATGACGATGGCGCTGGCCACCAGCGGGATGTCCAGCAGCTGGTCGCGCGCGGCCTCGCTGTAGGGCACCGGGCCGGTCTCGTCGGTGATGCCGGTCCAGCCGGTGATGACCTCGCGCGCCAGGTCGCCATCGGTGATGGTGCCCTTCTCGATGGCGTCGCGGATCTCGTTCAGGCGGGTCTGCGTCAGGCGCTTGAACTCGATGTCGAACGTGGCCTTCTCGACGCGGCCGCCGTCGGACGGGAATTCGACCGTGACGGGCCAGGTGTAGGTGGGGTTCTGGACGATCTTGAACATGGGGTTCTCCTAAAAAAAAGACCCGCCACAGCGGGCGGGTCATGTGGCGCGGCGAATTTTACTTCACCACGATGCTGAATTCGTCGTTGCCTGCCGTGCTGGGCACCAGCTGGAACGGGGCCTGCAGCATGTGGATGCCGTTCAGATCCTGGTAGGTCGGGTTGTTGACCTTGGCGCGGCTGGACGAAATCTGCACGCGGTTGCCGGCGGCGGTGCCGTGCGTGATGTCCAGCGTGCCCAGGGTCGTGCCCAGGGCCAGGCTCCAGTAGTCCTTCTGGGCGACGGTCGGGGCCTCAAACACCACAGTGCCGCTGGCCTGGCGGTCCAGCATCTGGACGTCCTCGGCACCGATCAGCGTGCGGTAGTTGATCTGGTTGTTCAGGTTCACGTTCAGCGACTGCAGGGCGCCGCTGTAGCTGTAGAAGCTGAACCCGGTGGTGTTGTCGTTGTTGGCCGCCAGCGGGGTCTGGAACGCGGTGTAGGTGACCGCAGGGGCCGCCGTGTCGGTGGGGGCGTTGTAAAGGCCGGTGAACGTAAACTTGAACACCGGGATCTGGCCGACCTGGATGTCCATCTCGACGTTGCCGCGCGCGCCGGTGATTTTATGCAGCACGCCGTCCACGTTGTAGTAGATCGTGACGCTGCCGAAGCTGGCCGACACCGGGGCATAGGTCACCGACACGCCAGCCGACGTGGTGGCGGCCATGCCGCAGGCCAGCAGCAGCGGGCCGTAGGCGGGCGCGGTGCCAGCGGTGCCGGCGCCGGCCATCTCGACCTCAAAGTCCACCGTGACGTAGCTGGACGCCAGCAGCTGCTCACTGGCGCCCAGGTAGGGGCGCACCAGGTCGCGGCTGACCAGTTCGGCGTTCAGCGGGGTGATGTTCAGGTTGCGCACCAGGACGGCGTTGGCGGCGCCGGTGGGCGTGCTGTCGGTGCCGTAGGTCGTTTCCGTCTTGGCCAGAATGGTGCGCTTGCGGGTAAGAAGGGGCATGATGAACCTCGCGTGGTTTGGCTGATTTTAACTCAGCGAATTGAGTGCTGTGCGGTATGTGACCGCGAATTCTGCCGACACCACGCCGGCAGGCTGGTCTGCCTCGATGCTTTCAAACGACACCGTGGTCGGCAGCATGTCGATGACATAGCCGCCTAGCGTGGCGTCGCCCATCAGCTTGGAATGCACGTCAACGATCACCGCGTCCGCCAGCTGGTCCGGCACCTCGCCGCGAACGATGACCGCCACCCGCACGGTCATGTTCCACTGCAGCGTTCCCAGGGTGTCTTGGGTCGCGCTGTCGCTGACAGGCTCCACCACGATGGCCGGCGCCTCGCCACGCGCCAAAGGAACGACCCGGCTGCGGTAGATGCGCGAACCGACGCCAGCGGTGCCGGCCAGGGCCGTCACGATGCGCTGCAGGATGGTTTCGCGCTTGCTGGGCATATCAAACCTTCGACAGGTAAACGATGCTGAACTTGCCGTCGTCCTGGGCGCGCACTTCGCGCACCGTGTAGGCCGCGCCGTCCACGGTCAGGGCGTCACCATAGCCAAGGCCAGGAAACGCGCTCGACTTGACGGTCAGCGCGTAGTCGGTCGTGATGACCATGCCGCCTGCGATCACCTCGCTGGGCATGTCCAGAACGCCGGTGGCCACCGTCACGCCATTGGTGACGGCGACACCGAAGTCCAGCAGGAAAGCGTCCAGGTTCTCACTTAGCGACACGGCTGCGGCCCTTGCGTTTTGGGGTGTCCGTCGAAACGATGGCCACCGCGTCCTTGGTATCCAGCACGTCGGGCTGCGGCTCTGCGCCGTCCAGGGCGACCGCCTTGCCCAGTTGGATCAGCAGGCGCGCGTCGGCTTCCGGCAGGTCGTGGACCTCGCCAGCCAGGACGAACTGCTTTGCTGCTACTGTGGTTCTGGTGATCTTGACTTGCATGTTAAAAAACGGGCCGGGTGTTTAGGCCGGCCCGTTCCTCATTGCCTGATTAGGCCAGGCCGGCGTTGCCGTAGCAGAAGCTGACCGCGTTGCGGACGGCGATGTCGCAGTCCTGCAGGGCGATCACGCGGACCGTGCCGCTGGTGGCGCCAGCGTAGGGGTCCACGGTCAGGTCCAGGCCAGACCAGAAACCGATCATCAGGTCGGCGAAGTTGCCGAAGAACACGTCGCCGGCGGTCACCTGGTTGGACACCTCGGTGCCGTAGCCGTTGATGCTGTTGCCGGGTTCCCAGATGGTCATGCCGGTGCCAGCGAACTTCTCGGTGGACTTGGCGGCGCCGCGCTGGGCCGGGTTCAGCAGGTAGCGCATGGTGCCCACGTCGGCGTTGTCCACGGCCACTTCGGATTCCATCGCCACCAGTTCAGCGAACGTCGGGTTCGTGGCCGCGAAGTCCTTGGTGTTGATGCCCGACTGCAGCTTCAGGCCGGTCGGCTGGTTCGACGCGCCGGTGCCATACAGGGCGGCGGTGTCGATGGCCAGGGCAATCACGGCGGCCAGGTCGCGGCGCACCATGTTCTCGACGTCCAGGCTCGACTGAAGGATCAGGCGGCGGCTGAAGTCGGTGAAGGCGCCCACGGTGCGGGGCGTCATGGTGACCTGGCCCACGGTCTGCTGGCTCTCGGTCGGCGCGCCGGATTCGGCCACCCAGTAGGCGGTCGCAGCACCGGTCTGCTTCGGGATGGCGATGTTGCCCACCAGGCCGTTCATCACGGTGGCGCCAGCACGCTGAACCACCGAACGGTTGCGCAGCAGGTCGATGAAGCTGGCAGCCAGCAGGTCGGTGGCGACCAGGTTGCCGCCGGCGGTGGCGGTGCCAGCCGTCAGGTCACGCTTGGCGCGCAGGACTTCGCCAGGCACGAAGATGCCACGGGCGGCCTTGCCGGCAGCCTTGGAAGCGGCTTCCGACACCTCGCGCTCGAATGCGGCTTCTTCCCAGGCCTTCTTGTCGGCCGGGTTGGCCAGGGCGTTCAGGGCGCGCAGCACGCTGAACGAACGCACTTCTTTGTCGGTCAGGCCGACGTCGGCTTCTTTGCCGGTCAGGGGTTTCTGGTCCACTTTGATTTCCTCCAGGAAAGCGGCGCGGGCGGCGTCCAGGGCGGTGCCGTCGCTGATGAGTTTGCGGGAAAGATCGGGTGCGTTGAAACGCTGGCCCAGTGCCTCAATGGCGGCGATGCGCGAACGCTCGGCTTCGGCAGCCTGCGTGGCCACCACCTGCACGTCCACGGGTGCGGATTGCTCGGTCATGGTTGGTTCCTCGATGGTGATTTCCGCAGGCTGTGCGGATTCCTCTTGAATGCGATGCACTACGACATCGCGCTCGTCTTTGGCCTCGGCCCGGCCAATGCCCACAGTGTGGTCAGCCGGAACCGTAACCATAGACACCTCAAACGGCTCCCATCGGGTCGCCGTGTATGTGGACTTGCCGTTCTTGACGGCCTCCACCATTTCGTTGATGCGGTAGCCGAACGACACGTTGCGCAGGATGCCATCCTCGACCATCGACATGATTTCCTCGGCGCGCGCCGTCTTGGCAAAGCGCACGCGGGCGTGGCCGCGCTTGTCGTCGCCAATCCAGGCCTTCTCGACCACGCCGATGATCTCGTCCATGTCGTGGTTGAACAGCAGCGGGGCGCCGTCGTTCAGGCGGGTCAGATCTGCAGCGCCGGACTTGTGCGACAGCACCTCGTCACCGAACCAGCGTTCGACCGCCAGTTCGCTGGAAAACGGGAATTCGACCGTGCGCGATCCGGCATCGACCGTGATGGCCTCGTCGGTTTGAATCGCTCTGGTCAGCTGCGGCAGTTGAAACCGCTTCTGTTCGTCTTGCATAGGGTCCCCAGGTTTTCCGGATTGTCCGCTGATGAAATTATAACGCCAAGTCGGCAAAGCGTGAAAAACGCTGACTTACAGGGCCAGCAGCAGCGCGATGTCCTCGTCGGATGGGTTCTGCACGCCACGTCCGCGCACGCGACCGCGCACCAGGCGCGAATGCGCGCAGGTAGTCCGCGCGACCACGTTGCGCTGGCCGAATGCCTCGACGCGGCCGGCCGTGGCCAATGCCTCGACCGGCACCACGCGCGCCTTGGCGTCCTTCTTGGTGACGAAACGCGGGGCATAGTCCACCACGCGCACGCCAGGCTTGGCAGATCCGTCGTTCGCGGTGACCTGGCCAGCTGCGGCGCGCGCCTCGGCACCAGCCAGGCTGACGGTGGCCGACAGGCTGACGCCGACCGTGCCGGTGGTGATGGTGACCTGGATGCCCGTGGCGGTGATGTTGGCCTGGCCAGCTGCTGCGGCCTGGCCGGTGGCCGTGGATGCCTGGGCGCCTGCGACAGTGCCCACGCCAGATCCGGTGCCCAGGGCGATGACGGTGCCGGCGGTGGCGGCGGCTTGGGCGCCAGCAATGCTGACGGATGCCGACGTGATGCCAGCTGCCGTTCCAGTCGTGCTGGTGATCTGTGTGCCGCTGACTGCGATGTTCGCTTGGCCGCTGACAGACGCGGCGCCAGCGCTGGTCGATGCCTGGGCACCGGACACGGCTGCGGTGCCTGACGCGGTGGCCGTAGCCGTGACAATGCCGGCCGCACCCGCGGCTTGAGCGCCAGTGACACTTGCTGTGGCGTTGATCTGGACAAATGCAGAAACCGCACCGGCCGCTGACGTCGCCTCGCCGCCAAGCGCTTGGCCTGTTGCGCCGCCCAGGCCCTGCACCGTTGCTGCTTGGCTTGCGACCTGGGCACCAGTGACGCTGGCCACGGCGCTGACGCTGACAAACGTGTCAAAGATGCCAGTGTCGAAAATGCCGGAATCAAACGTTGCCACGGCTTTGCCTTACTTTGTCAGACCGACACAGACCCGGCCATGTCAGGCTGGGTCATGACCCAGGCATAGCATTTCGCCAAAAAATTCCCGCCGTCTTGCGCTTCGACTTCTTCAAGCGGCGCGTGCAACTTTTGGACATTCAAAGGAACCGTGTTTTGATCCAAAGGCTTTGTTGCAAAACAATAAAGGTCAAGAGAAACGAAATGCTTGGAATCCTTCGGCGTAGGCCACCGCAAAATCATTGCGGTATCAATTCGGAAATAGGCATTATTAAATGCAATGCCGTATTGAGAATTTTCAACGTTGTGTTCAATAGCCATGATGTTCCCTTAAAAACCAACTTCTGCGGTGCTGATGTTTGCAATCCATCGAACTGTTGCCGCAGCTGCTCCAGTCACGCTAATTGCCAATGCCCTGTTTGTGGTATCTGCCGCCAAAGACACTACCCAGCCAGGCGTGTTGCTGATTGCCGTTACCGTGCTTGCCACTAGGGTCGTAGTGTTTGAAAACCGATGCAAAAGACCTTCAATTTTAAATGCGGCGCAGTTGACTCCACTAGAGATTTGGCGGGCAACAATAATTCCACTAAATGCGGTTGCATTGTAGTTCGGTATAACCAACTGATTGTTTGTTGATGGCGCTGCGCCATTAGATGTCATAACCACCGGCGTTGAATTGCTTGTGACTGCAGCCAATCCTAAAGATGCAATTTGATGCCCTCCAAGTTTGTCCCAGGTAATAGGCATCCCGCGCGCAAACTTGCCAATTGAGTCAGCGAAGGCATAGTAGCCTTGTGCAATCCCATACGATTGTGTGACACTGGCGGATTCGGACGGAAGCAAAAGACCGTAGTTTGCTGTGTTTGACGATAAGTATGAAGAAAAAGACGCACTGCGTAGACCAGACGTTGTGGTCTGCAAGGTTTGCATACCAAGCGCACTGCCGCCAGTGACACTAGTGCTTTGCCCGATAGCAACTGATGACGCTCCACTGGCAAGTGCAAGCGGCCCAATCGCAACTGCGTTTGAATTGGTTGTTCCGTAGCTTGATGTTGCGTTACCAATTATTGCGGCGAAAGAATCTGTCCCACCTGCCCTGCTGCCATTAACTGCAAGAGAACCAGAAAATGAAAGAGACCCAACACCAGAACTGCTTGCCCCTAGTGCAATGCTGTTTGCGCCGTTTGCTTGCGGTCTTGTGACTGTTGGGTTCAAATTCTCTGAGTAACTCCGCATGGTTTTTTTGTCGCCCGTTTGCCACTCAGTGCCAAGGCAAACAATTTGCGTCCCTTCACCTTGTCTCAAGTCCAAGGTCGCAACACCGTCAATCGTTTCTGACGCATTGGGGTCAATCGTGACAAAGTTATTAGCAGAAGTGTTCCAGATCCAACAATTGAAACCAGCGCCAAGTGTTGCGGCTGCCGTCAAAGACACTGTGACGCCAGCGGTGACATTCAAAATTTTGCCGCTGTCTGCCGCAGTAACTGTGTAGGGGGCAGTAACACTGACAATCGCAATAGATGCGCCACCGCCAGACGCCGACAGCACGCCAGTGCTGCTGTCCAGGGTCAGGCCAGACCCGACGCTGATTTCCTGCGCCGCGCCATCGGTCGCACTGAACCGACCCAACAGCCGGCTGGCTGCCAGGTTGATGCTGTGGCCCTCGTTCCATTGCGCCTTGCGGATCTCGCCGTTGCCAGCGTCAGTGCCGACCGCCTGTGTAGCGTGTTTGACTTCGATGGCCATCTGGACCTCTTACGCGATGCGGACCAGGCTGGACGCGCCGGCTGCCGGCAGGTCCACCGTGAACGTGCCATTGGTGCTGGTGACGTCGGCGCCAAAGTCGAACACGGCCACGGCCTTGTTGCCCTTGCTGGCGTTGTAGATCAGGCAGCCGCGCGCCGTGATGGTGCTACTGGCCCAGCTGGGGTCGCTGAACGTCAGGTAGGCCGTGCCGCTGGCCAGGCCGGTGGACAGGCCCGTCAGTGTGGCGCCGCCTGCGGTGTAGCCGGTGCCGCTGACCTCGTTGGTGGTGCTGTAGGCCGTGGTCGTGGCGCCCAGGGTGGCGGCCGACGTGAACAGGGCCAGCTTGTAGGTGTCGGCGTTGCTGTGAACGCCCTCCAGGATTTCCTGCTTGTAGGAATTGCAGATGGCGGTGGTGATAGGCATGGGTTAACCCTCGGTTCCGGTGTTGGTGATTTTGCCCTGGTCGCACTTCACCAGGCTGATTGCTTTGCGTTCGCCCTCGATGACGGCCTCGGCCCCAGTGACCATGCCGTCGGCGTTGCGCACGATTTTAATGTCGCGCTTGCGCTCGATGACCTCGGTGTCGGTTTTCAGCGTGATGTTCAGCGGCGCGGTCTGCACCGTGATGTTCATGTCGCGCTGCGGCTCGGCCGGCGCCTGGTCGGCCGCAGCGGCGGCTGCCGGGTCGGCCTGGTTGGCGCCCTTATTGTCCACGGCGCCAGGGTCGGTGTCGAACACCAGGTCCATGTCCTGGGCCATCTGCAGTTCGCGCTGGCGCTGCTGCATGACGTCCTCGATGTCGCCGCCCTGCTGGGCGATGACGTCGGACAGGGTGGTGAAACCGCTGCGCACCGCGTCCTTGTAGGCGGCCATCTCTTTGGCTGGGTCAACCCACTGCCAGCCGCGCGGAATCCAGCGCACCGCGCGGAACGGCTCGGGGTTGGCCTCGTAGCCGTTCAGCTGCAGTTCGCCCGACAGGACCGCCAGGTCCAGCCATTCCTCGAAAACCGGCCGGTGGAAGTTCTCGACCAGCCAGCCCTGCAGGACGCGCCAGTTGTCGCGGTCGTCCAGCAGCGCCAGGCGGCCGCTGCTGTAGTTCGCCTGGCTGTAGTCGCGCGACAGGGTGGCGTAGCTGACGCCCAGGCCGGCGGCCAGGGAATGCAGCATGGCGCGCACGAACGGCTCATACTGGCCGCCAGGTCGGTTGGGCTTGCTGTCCTGGAACGTCTCGCCAGGCAGCAGGCGCTGGATCAGGCCAGGCTCGAAGTTCGCCACGTCCACGCTGTCCTGCTGGCCGTCCTTCATGACGTCATCCTCGGGCGACGTGATGAAACCCATGCGGCAGGCCTCGGCGCGGGCCGCGATGACCTCGGCCTCGGTGTAGCCCTGCAGGTGGTGCATCTTCATGATGGCCGACGCGATCCACGGCACGCCACGGGTCTGACCTGGGCGCTCCTGCTTGAACAGGTGGATGACGTCATCTGCCGGCACGCGGATGGTCTTGTTGCTGACCGCGCCGGCGCCGAACGGGTAGTCGCCAGGGTGTTCGCTCTTGAAGTGATAGGCCACCGCACGGCCCCAGCTGTCGCGCTCGACGCCCATGCGGATCTCGTTGCCGTTCTTGGCCATCTCGTTCAGGTCGATGTCCAGGCGGTCGGCCTCGATGACCTCCAGGGCGAACGGCACGCGGCCGCCACCGAAGGCCTGGCGGATCTTGCGCACGAAGATCTCGCCGTCGCTCGGCATGGCGTCCAGCAGCTGGCGCTCGATGTCGCTGAACGACAGCACGCCAGCGGTGTGGCAGTGCTGCTTGCGCTTCCACTTCTCCCAGGCCGCCTCGACCATGGCGTTGGTCGTGTCGTCCATGCGGTTGCCGCGCCGCATCTTGACGCTGGCCTGCATCTTGACGCCTTGGCCCACCACGTTGTTGGTGATGGCGCGCTGGGCGCTGCGGGCGTAGTCGTTGTTGCGCACCAGGTCGCGCGACCGGTCGCGCAGGCGCTTGAGGTCCTTGCGGATCTCGGCGTCCATGCTGGTGCTGGACGTGATCCAGTCGGCCACCAGGCGGTTATACATCGCGCCTTGAAACCCACGGCGACGCGCGGGCGCAGGCGGTGCCTTGCGCTTGAAGAAATCCAGAATTCCCATGTCAGAACCTCACGTAAACGGCGCGGCCGCTGTTCATGCCCTTGGCCAGGCGGTCGGCGCGGGCGTCGCGCGCCACGTCCGCCTTCAGCTTGGTTTCCAGCGCGATCAGGTCGGCCATCGGGATCTTCTTCAGCGACCGATTGCCGATGGTGTATTCCTGCACGCTGCCGCCCGTGATCCGCGCGCGCATCTCAGCGCGCACCGCCTCCAGGTCGATCTGCGCCTGGCTGCGGCCGTCGTAGGTGTTGCCGCTGGCCGGGATGTTCGCCTTGGTCTCCAGCGTGCCGGTGCCCAGGGTGTAGCGCTCGCCGTCCTTGGTGACGGCGATCTGCCAGTAGTGGCCGTTGACGTGCAGGCCGGCCGACTGCGCCGCCGTGATCGTGAAGTTCCACCCGCCGACACCATCGGCCACGCCGGTGATGTTCAGGGCGTCGTTCCCGGTCGCGTGGCGCAGGGCGAACGTGGCCGTCCAGCCAGCGGCGCTGCTGTAGTCTGCAGTCGCCGGCTCGTTCCACTTTACAGTGTCGCCGGCATAGATGATGGCTGGGACGTTCATGTTCTCACCAGTTTGCGATGAAGTTGCCGCGCCTTATTTTACCTTGGGCGGGCTTATTCTGTGCCACAGGTGCGTTTTCAGGCTCTGTTTTTGGCGTGATGTTCAGTGATTTCTCGAACTGGTCCCAGATCGTCCGCCGGCTGAACCGGGTGTATAGCCACTGCAGGGCGGCGTAGTTGTAGACCATCACGTCCAGCGCCTCGTTGCGCGCGCCCGACTTCTTGACCCATTCACGCACGGGAAAACCCTTAACGTAGCGCGTGACCTGCTTTTCAGCGGTCAATTGGTCGAAATAGTCGCTGGGTAGCTCGGCGTGGAAGTGCAGATAGCCTGGCCCTGGCTCGTTCAGCTTCAGCCTGGCGAAGATCGTGGACTTGATGGTGTCCGAACCCACCGGGTAGACCTCGGCGCCCGACTTGATCGTCCGGCCCTTCCAGTTCAGGTCCACCTTGGTGGGCTTCCCGATGGGCGGCTTGCCGCGCTGGCTCTGGCCCTTGATGGCAAACACGTTGTGCTGGCGCCGGTCGCGGCAGTAGGCGTAGACCTCGCTGGTAAAGTGACCACCGCTGTCGATGGCCGTGGCCATGACCTTGACCGGCTGCGCCAGTTCATGCGCCACGGGTTTCAGGATGATCTCGTCCAGCTGCTGCCAGACCTTGGGCTGCGCCGGGTCGCCGTAGATCTCCATGTGGTCGATGACCCAGCCTTCCTCGTCGCGGCCCCAGCCCACCAGCTTGACCGCCAGGCGGTTGTCCTGGACGTCCACGGCTGCCGTCACCACCAGGGCGCGGGCAGGGGCGACGCCTGCGGTGTAGAACTCCACCCGGTTCTTCAGGTCGTCGGCGCCCAGCTTGGTGGCGTATTCTTCCTCCCAGGTTTCGCCCAGCACCGTGTTCACGAACGTCTTGAGCAATGCCGCGTCGCCCTTGGCCTGCTGGAACTCGGCCACGATCTCGGCCCAGGACTTCCAGCCCAAGGGCGAATACAGGCTGTTGATGTGGAACCCGACGGTCTTGCCGTCGCCCGTCGCCGTCGCGCGCCACTCGCCGCCGGCCAGCATCTCGGTCTTGTGCCGTTCCTCGATCAGCGTGCCGCAGGACTCGCAGGCATAGGCCGCCGTCTCGGGGTCGTCGTCCGTCCACTTCAGCTGCGCCCAGCGCAGATGCTGCTTGTGGCCACAGTGCGGGCACGCCACGAAATAGCGCCGCTGGTCGCTGCGCATGAACTCACGCTCGATGCGCGACACGTCCTTGATGGTCGGCGTGCTGCACATGTAGACCTTGCGCCTGGCGAACGTCGTGGTGCGCTTCTCCGCCAGCTGGATGGGGTCGCCTTCGCCGTCCACGTCCAGCGGGTAGGCGTCGATCTCGTCCAGGAACAGGTAGCGGATGGGCATGGACCGCAGGCCGGCCGCGCTGTTCGCGCCCGTGATAATCAGCACGCCGCCGTCGAACTCCTTGGCCATCATGCTGTTGGACGCATCGCGGCTGGTGTTGTTGGCAATGCGCTGCTTCAGGATCGGGGTTTCCTCGATCATGGGCGCCAGGCGCTGCTTGCTGAACCGCTTGGCCGTGTCCACGGTCGGCTGCACCATCAGCATCGGGCCAGGCGCGTGGTGGATCACGTAGCCCAGCCAGTTGTTGCCGGTCTCGGACTTGCCGATCTGCGCGCCGGCCATCAGCACCACCCGCTGCGCGGGGCTGCTGGGCGACAGTTCGTCCATCACCTCGCCCAGGTAGGGTGTGCGGTCTGTGCGCCATGGGCCAGGCTCTGCTGATGCCTTCTGCGACAGCATGCGGTTGGCATCGGCCCAGGTGCTGACGGTGTAGTCGGGATCTGGTCGCAGGCCGTCCGCAAAGGCCTGGCGGTAGGTCAGGGCGCCGTCGTTCATTCTAGTTTCAGGTCCTCCAGCGCGCGGCGGATCTCCTGCACCAGGCGCTGGTGGACCTTGAATTGGTTGGTTTCGGCGGCCAGTTCACCGGCCACCCGGTCGGGTAGGTTCAGCAGCGCGTCGCGCACAATGCGCGCCACCCGGAACGCCTCGCGGCGCACCGCGTCGGCCTCGACCAGCTTGCCCTCGCGCTGCTCCAGTTCCAGCTGCGCTAGGCGCGCCTTGAACCGTTCATGCTGGGCGCGGGCCTCGGCGTAGGTGATGGGCTGGCCGTCCTCGGCCTCGATGTCGTCCGGCTCGGCTGCCGGGCGGTTCGCTAGGTGGGCAGGTGCGCCCTGGCCGCTGTCGGTGTTGGCCGACCATTCGGCGTCGGCCTTCACCGGGTCCACGTCGTAGCGGCCGGACTCGCGGCGCGTGACGGACTCGACCAGGCGGCCCTCGTGGATGGCCTTCATGACCGCCTGCAGGCTCACGCCACGGTGTTTTGCGTAGGCTGTAGGGGCGACCATGGTCAACTACCTTGGAAACAGCCCACTAGCGAAATGTCGCGCGGGCGAACTACCCACGACAATCCCCCCTTGGGGAGGACCCGCGAAATTTTCTGTTGTGTGCGCGCGACAGTGTGCATGGTGTGGGTGTGCATTGGGCCGCGATTGTAACGCCGATCACCTGGCCGTGCGCATCGCATAGTCCCAGGCCTTGCGCAGTTCGGCTTCGAACTTGGCATCGACCACGCGCCCACCGATGGCTGTCATGTCAAAGCGCTTCTTGTATTGCGGCTGGTTGGCAAACACCATTAGCGCCTCGACGCGCTTGTTGTTGTTGACCCGTGCGTAGATGCCATAGCCACGCGATGCGTTCTGCCCTGCGCCCTTGGGCTTGCCGATGAAGTATCGGCCGGCCTTGCCGCTGGTGTTCAGGTTGGCGCTGATGCTCTTGATGGTGGCCAGGCTCACGCCGCCGTATGCGTTCTTGCGGATGCGTGCGGTGGGCACCATGTGCTGCAGGCCGGACTGCTCGTCTGCCTCGCCTTCACCAGCAAAGCGTTTCTCGAAACCCTTGACCCGTCGGCCACCGCCTTGCACCTGGAACTTCAGGTAGCGGGCCTGCTTGTCCTTGGCGAACACCAGGGCCTGCAGCTTGTCCTTGCGTGCGGGCAGGAATGCAAACGCATTGCGCGTGAACGGGGTGGGCCGGTCGAACGCTGTGGGCGTCGCCTCGCCCATGGCCTTGCGCACATGCTTGGCTGTCTCGGTCAGGGCCTTGGCGATGGTGAACGGGGCTTGCCTGTTGGTGAACTGCTCCAGCTTGGGCATGACCTGGGCGATGGTGGATTGGACGCTGATTTCCATGGTTTGATGATAACGGCTCGGCTGGTCCAGCGTGTGGGGGTTTCCGTGAATGTTGGTGATGTGTGGTGGTGGGGGTCATAGGGGGTCGTGGGGTCGTCCCCCTCTCTATCCTTCTACGTGCTTACGTGTATACGCTCCCCCTTATCTAAACATCCTATATATATAGTGACCCCAAGTGACCCCAAGTGTCCGGAAGCTAGTAAACATGCGGGTTTCGGCGGGGTCATGGGGCGGGGTCACTATCGGCTGCCGGCAAATAAGTGACCCCCCTGCGGGCCAAAAAAAACCCGCCAGGCGGCGGGTGGTGTTCAGAACGGCGTGTCGGCCTCGCCAGGCTTGGGTGGTATCAATACCCTGCGAACGCCGTGCGTTTTCTTGGCCATGTTGCCGTTCAGGCGGCGGATGATGTGGCCTGCGGTGTTCAGTTGGTTGCGCTCTGGCCGGTCCACGCCGACCTCGATCAGCACGTCCAGGACGGTCATCCAGCGCCAGCTGGCCACCGGTGCCTGCCAGTCCAGCTTGGACATCAGGCGGTCCTCGATGGGGTCGCGGACCTCGAATTCGGTGTTGTGGGCGTTCAGTTCGGCCATCTCATCGGGCTGTAGGAACCAGGATTCGCCCTGGCGCCACATGTGATGGAACTCGGCCCAGACCTGCTGCATGTCCAGATTGTGGCTGTGGTCGATGTGTTCGCACTCGATGGTCCAGTAGCGCCGGTTGCCGGTAATGTCGTGCAGGAACTCGCGCGGGTTGACGCTGGCAAAGAACACCGTGCGCCTGGCAAATTCGGACTCGCGCTTGGCATAGGCCCTGCGCAGGACGTCGCGGTCGCGGGTCAAAAACGACTTCAGGGCGGCGATGTCGGACTTGCGGAACGTGGCATCCAGTTCGCCCAGTTCGACCAGCCAGAAGCTGCAGGCCTGCTTCACGCTGTCCTTGTCGTCGGGCCGCAAGATCCAGCCGTCCTGGGCCAGCCTGGTGGACTCAGGGACCAGGGTTTTGAACCACTTGGTCTTGCCCAGGTATTGGTCGCCCTGCAGCACCAGGACGCCGTGGGCGCTGACGCCCTCGGGCCGGAAGGCGGCGGCAATGGCTGAAATCATCCAGCGTTTCATCAGCACTTCCTTGAGGTGCTGGCTGTCGCCCTTGGCGGTGATGGTGTCGTAGAAGTCCTGGACGCGGCTGACGCCATCCCAGGGGCGGCTGTTCACATACTGGGCAGCCGGGTTGTAAAGGTTCTGGTCGGCCAGGAACGTCACGAAGTCGCCAATGCTGCCGGTCGGGTAGTTGAACTTGGCGCATTGGCTGGTCAGCCAGGCCAGGCTGGCGTTGGCGCGGTTGTCCACGCTGAACGCCACGCCGGGCACTAGGATCTCGTCGTCCTTGCGGATCACGTCGTAGCGCACCACCACGTCCAGGCGCTGGCAGATCTCGGCCAAGTTCTCGATAGTGGCCAGGGGCTTGCCACGGGCGCCAACGAACGGCAGGGGTGACATGTCCATTGGCTGGTTGTCATTGGCCGGCACCACGTCGCGCACGGCGCTGATGCCGCTGGCCACGGCCACGTCGTTCCAGTCGCCGGCGATCTCGGGCACCACCACCTTGGCACCGACGGCCTCGGCCGCCTTGGTAGCCTTGGTGACGCCTGGGTTGCCCTTAGTGTTCAGGTCGTTGTCCGCCCATATCTCGATGGGGATCTGGTCGCCAATGGCCTTGCGAATGGCCATGCTGACCGGTTGCAGGTTGCCGGCGTCAAACGCGATGGCCACGGGGCAGCCATGGGCCATGTGTAGGCTGGCGCCGGTGGCATAGCCCTCGGCCACGATCACGCGGTCCACTGGGCCGCCGCCGATCTTAAAGTAGCAGCCGGCCTTCATGCCGCCTTTGAGGAACAGCTTGTTGCCCTCGGCGTCGATGAACTGCAGGGACTGAAGCGTGCCGTCGGGCGACCGCACAGGCAGCACCAGGCTGCCACGGCTTTCACGCAGGCCGAACGCTTTGACTTGCTTGCGCTGCAGGTAGGGGTGGTTGTCGTTGGCTGGCGGGCTGGACTCCCAGATGCGCTGGGCCTTCTCTCGGGCAGCCTGTCGGACGCGCTCCTGCTCGGCTTCGCGTTCCTTGCGCATCTGCTCGATGCGTTGGCGGTGCTGGGTGCGCTCGTTGGGTGTCAGTTCGTTTTCGGACTTGCCGCACCAGGTGCCGCTGATGTCGTGCTTCCAGCTGCCGAACGCGCCGGCGGGCACGCCGTCGTCGTGCAGCACATACCAGCCGTTCTGGCTGCGCGGTTTGTCGCCCTCGACGTGGAACCGGTGCAGCTTGCCGTCTGGCACGATGCTGTCTTGTGTCCGCAGACCAGCGGATGCCATGGCATCGCTGAATGCGTCAATGGGGTTCATTCTTGCCTTTCGATTGTGTTGCCGCTGCTTGCCGAATCAGGACCTGGACCGCGCCAGGGACGCGAGTGTAACCCTTGCGCCAGTTGATGACAGTCTGGTCGCTGACACAGCACAGGCGCTGGACGTCATGGTTTTTCAGGCCTGCGACGCGCTGAAGGCGGCAGAACTCATGCGATGTCATTGCGTGCTTTCTTGGCGGCCAGGCGGGCTTCCTGCTCGGCCATCTTGTAGCCGGCGAAAAATGCCATTTCCATGGCCTCCTTGCGGCTCAGTTGCTTGCTGTCCATCAGGTAGCCGTATTTGTTCTCGGCGCGGCGTGTCCATTCAATGGCTTTGGTGCGGGCGGTGATTTTCATGCCTGTGCCTCCAGGATCTTTCGGGCGCCGCCAGCGCGGACCACGCGGTGAACGTATGCAATAGCGCGCTCCAGCTGGGCCACGGTGATGGCGTCCAGCTGGGCGTCGTGGATCTCCATGGCCAGGTTGATGGCCTGCAGTTCTGTGGCGCGGAAGATGAACCGGTCGCCAAGGCCGACGCCACGGGTGGCCATGTCGCGCAGGGCGTCCTGGCCGGCGCGAATCTCGCCGGCGTAGTCGGTGCCCACGCCCTGGACCACCATGGCCTCGGCAATGTTCAGGGCTGCGATCAGCACGTCGATGTCGTCGCGGGTGCCGTTGCCCTTACATACCTCGGCCAGGGCGCCGTGGTTGCGGATGCGCAGGGTGGCCACCTCGGACTTCAGCGACGCCAGCGGCTTGATGCTGGTCAGCACGTAGTCCAGCGCGTCAACGCGCACGCCCTTGGGGCGGTATTTGCTGCGCTTACGCATGGGCCAGCACTCCCACCAGGGCGGCGCTGAACATCAGCGCCAGGCAGATCAGCATCCAGATGGCCAGGCGGCGCAGCTGCAGGCGCCAGATGCTGGGCGGCAGGGGGTCCTTGTCGGGAAAGCGGCGGTGCACTTTGCTCATGCTTGCTCCCGGCTGATGACGAACTGCTTGCGCGGATCTGCGCCGGTGCCGGCCGTGTTGCGGGTGGCCGCCACGGACATGCGGAACTCGGGCGAGTTGGTGATGCGGCTGGCCTGGCCGCGCCAGTTGAACGGGCTGTCGGCTGCGGGCTTGGCCTGCACTGGCTTGCGGGCTTTCTTGGCGCGGTGCTTGGCGTAGCGCACCGGGTCGGCCTTCAGCTTGGCCCAGGCGCGTTTCTGCTTCTCGGTCTCGTCCAGGGGCGGCGGCTTGGGTGCGTCGATGCCCTGGCCGGTCTTGTAGATAGCCACCGGGTAGAACTGGCCGATGCCTTCGCGGGTCCAGCCGCTGATGTGCATGCGGCCGGTCTCATGCAGGTGGATCAGGTAGGACAGCGTGGTGCGCCGGGTCATGCCGGTGATGATCTCCAGTTCCTGGCGGGTGCGGCCCAGCTTGCAGGCGGCCAGGATGATGTCGATCTTCTCCAGGGCTGGCTTGCGCACGAATGACATGCCGTTGGTGCGGGTGGTCATTCCACCACCTCGCCGGTGCGGTAGTGGACGCGGCGGTCGGCCTGCAGGCTGGGCAGGCTGTAGGCGTCCATGGCGCCTGGCCGGCCGTTGTAGGGGCGCAGTTCGGCGCCGTTGTAGGCCACGCGGCTGCCGGCGTTGACCAGGGTGCGGCTGGCGGCCTTGATGAAGTGATTGTCCTTCCAGCGCTGCTTGTTGGCGGCCATCAGGGCGTTGCGGCCCTTGGGCTGGATCTCGAACTCGTCGTCGTGGTTCTTGGTCACCATGTGCAGCTTGCGCAGTGCGTCGAACGCCTCGGGCGTCTCATGCGTGCCCAGATACAGCAGGTCGCGCTTGGTCATGGGGCCGAAGTCGCGGATGGTCTGCAGAACCCACCATTGGGCGCTGCCGTGTTTGATTTGGGTCGGGGTGGTCATAGTGGTGCGTCGGGAAGTTGGCTGTGTTGCTTGCGCTGGTAGGCGCGTTCTTGGGCGGGCGTCCACGGCACAGGGCCGGTGGGCGGTGGGAACGGCCAGGTCACGCGGACAGGCCGATGAACAGGGCGGTGGCCAGGCCGACGCCGATGGCGATGGCCAGCATGACGCCGGCGACACGCTCCCAGGTGCTGGTGCGGTAGGCCATCGGGCGGATGCTGGCGTAGCCGGTGGTGAACTGGCAGTCCGCCAGGGTGCGGGGGGTGGTGGTGTGGCTGGATTTCATGGTGGGTTCTCCTTTGGTGATCTGCGGAATCCGCATTGGCCAGGCCCGCAGCCTGGCCGATGGGGACTCAGGCGGCGGTTTTCGCGGCGCGCTTTTTGGCGTCGGCCAGATACTTGGCAGCAGCCGCCGCGCGTGCGTTTTCGCTTTTGAAGAAGCGGGTGCCAGAAAAGGCGCCGAACACTTCGCCGCCGCGCGTCGCCCACGGAGTAAAACAGAAGTAGCTGCCAGGCTCGATGGCAAAACCGAAACCATCAGTGCTTTCCACCATTTCGCGGGTTTGGAATGTCAGTTGTGCGCCCATTGCGCGGCCCTTTTTGTCGGCCACACAGAAGTCGTGGTTCTCGATGCGCTCGGTGACGTTGCTGGCGGTCTTGGTGGTCATGTTGCGGTCCTTTCGTTGGTGGTCAGCACCGTGCTGTCCATGTCCGCAATTATGCCAAGAAATTTGGGTTTCCGATTAGGACAAACCCTAATATTTATTTGTCGCGTCGCGTTATCGCAACAGCGTCCTCTGGTGACCGTGCGATGCCAGCGTAGCCGCCAGCTTTCAGAACTTGGGTGATGAAGTTGATTTGTGCCTCGGTGGGCCTGCCAGTGCCAGTCTTGACCTCAACGGCACAAAACACAGCGATTTTCTTTCCCACCATGTCGGGGGTGACCTCAACGGGGCACCAGCCGATCAGGTCACTGCCGCCGGGATTGCAGACGCCGTACTGGATCATGCGGCCAGTTTTTGGGTCGAAGTAAGCGCCGATATTGTTCCTGTGCATCACGGCACCAGCACGCGACAATGCCAGCCTGATTTGCTGCTGAATTGCGGCTTCGCTCATATCAGCCTGCCGAAACGCTTGGCCACAAAATCCAGCTGGTCGCGCGCCTGCTTTGCTGAATTGCATCGGTGACATGACGGCACGATGTTGTCAGCCGTGTGCGAACCACCACGCGCCAGTGGGATGATGTGGTCCATGGTCAGCCTCTTAAAAGGCTGCAGGCAATAAGCGCAGTGGTTTTTGTATTTCAGCTTGATGTCTGCCCACTGCTGCGGACTGATCTTGTCAATGGTGGCGTTGATTGCAGCCCTACGCTTGGCCCGCTTGCCGGCGTCCCACATTGCTGACTTTTCTGGGTTGTTGGCTCGGTACTGCTTTGAATACTCGCGGTACTTTTCTGGGTTCTTTTCTCTTGATCTACGCATCGCCGCAGCTGGCACTTGCGGATTCTCTTTGTTGTAGGCCGCGCACCTAGCGATCTCTTTATCCCGGTTCTGCTGATACCAGGCTCGTTTGTATGCGTTGTAACAGGTCACGCAATATGTTTCATGCGTGCCTGTTTTCTCGCCTCCGCACTTAGGGCAGATTTTCACTTCTGTAACTCGATCAGCTTGTCCAGGTAGTGCCTGGCCTTCTCCAGATCGGCCACTCCGCCCTTGTCACGCCAGCGGCTGACATACTTGATCACGTTGCCCTCGAAGTAGCCCAGGCCGTTGCTGGCGATGTAGTCCCAGGGCTGAATGGCTTGGCCCTTGTAGTGGTCGCCGCCGACCTGGCGCGCGTTGGCGTTCTCGGCCACCAGCTGCTCGGCGTAGGCGTTGTTCTTGCACCAGATGGCGTGTCGGCCATCTGGGCCACCGCAGTTGCTGCAGCCGGCAGGCGCCCAGTTGCTGTAACAGTTGCAGGTGTTGCATGGCGCCTCGTGTTCTGTCTTTGCCTCGTGCAGGCAATCTTCGCACGTTCTCATGCTGGCCCCTTAAAAAGGAATGTCGTCCGAATCCATCTGCTGCCGCTGCGGCGCGCTCTGGCGCGGTGCCGGGGTGCTCTGCTGCTGGGTGTTGTCGCGCGGCTCAAACAGGCTGCAGATGATGCGGTCCTTGCCTTCCTCGCGGGGCACGGCCGCCAGGTTAATCATCGGGTCCAGCAGGATGAACGGGCCGTTGTCGCCTTGCATGACGCTGCCGATGTTCTGGTAGCGGTTCTTGGTCTGGCCGGTGGCTCGGTCCTGGTAGCTGCCGGTCTTGACCGCGATGTCGTATTTCTTGGTGATTGCCATGGAATGGTCCTCAATGTTGATGAAAAGAATTGGCACCTTACGGGTGCCAGTCGGCTGACGCGCGGGGCCGAAAGGAGACACAGCCACCGTCAGCTGCCGGTGTTTTGCGCCACCTCCGGCTGGGCGTTTCCTCTGCGGGCGTGCCAAACTCGTTCGACAGTTGCGCGCAATTTTAGCCAGGCCTTCTCGCCGCGTTTGTCGCGGATGACCAACAGGTAGTCGCGGCGCTTGTTCAGCGTGGGCAGGTCGCAGACGTGCCTAGCCTCGCATTCGTGGCGCCAGGCCTCGGACCAGGTGCAGGTGATGGTGCCGTCCACCAGGGTGGTGCGCGGGTGGTCGCAGTTTGGGCAGGTCATAGGTGGATGCCCTTCAGCCTGGCCATCTGGTAGACCCAGCCCATGGCGTAGTTCCGTTCCTTGGCGATGGCGATCAGGTCGTGGTAGGTGCGCGCGCGGCCGACTTCCTGGCGCTTGGCGCGCTTGACCTCGCGCAGTTCCTCCAGGTCGCCGGCCTGCTGCTGCAGCTTGCGTTCCTTGACCGGGTGGACGTTGCCGCAGTTGGGGCAGACGGGCGCGGGGCTGTGGACGAAATAGCATCGCTCGCACTGACGGACCGGCTCGGCCTCGTCACCAGGTGCGCGGGCGCGTTTCTTGGCGCCGTCCAGGCTGTATTCGCGCGGCTCGGTCGGCAGGCCGTGGGTGAATGCGTTGCCGGCGTGATCCAGCACGATCAGGTCCTGCTTGCCTGGATGCGTGCGCAGGCCACGGCCGACGCTCTGCAGGTATTTGACCAGGCTCTTGGTGGGCGCCAGCATGATGATGCAGCCGATGGCTGGCGCGTCCACGCCGGCCACCCACAGGGCGCAATTGCAGACCACATCCAGGTCGCCGGCGTTCAGGCCGTGCAGGGCCGCGTCGCGTTCCTCGGGCTTGCTGTCGCCGCTGATGGCCATGGCGCGATAGCCGGCCTGGTGGAAGGCCTCGGCGGTGGCCTTGGCGTGGGCGATGTTGGTGCAGAACGCCACGGCGGGCCGGCCGTGCGCCAGGCGCCGGTAGTGGTCCACCGCGTCGCCGGTGATGCTGGGGCGGTTCATGGCCTTGGCCAGGTCGCCCTGGGCGTAGTCGCCAGCGATGGTGCGCACGCCAGCCAGGTCGGGCCTGGTGGGCGCGTAGTAGCGCACGGGCGCCAGCAGGCCTTCAGCGATCAGTTCAGCGGTTCCGCAGGTGGGCACGATGATGTCGGCCACCTCGCGCATGCCACGGCCGTCCAGGCGCACGGGTGTGGCCGTCAGCAGCAGCAGGCGCGGGCTGCCGCAGTCCTGCACCACCTTGCGGTAGGTGTCGGCCACGGCCAGGTGGGCCTCGTCGATCACAATCAGGTCGGGCTTGCGGTAGCGGCCCAGGCGCCGCACGGCGGTCTGGACCATGACCACCTGGACGGCCGCGTCCGGGTTCTCGGGCTTGCCGGCCATGATGAACCCGTGCGCGATGCGCTCGGCGTCCAGCTTGCGGCTGGTGGCGTCCAGGATCTCGCGCAGGTGCGCCAGGAACCAGACGCTGTGGCCACGCGCCACGGCGCTGCGGATGATCTCGGCGCTGGTGTGGGTCTTGCCGAAACCGGTTGGCGCCACCAGGATCGGCGCGCTGTAGCCGTCGCGGTATGCCTGGCGCAGGTCCTCGATGGCCTGCAGCTGGCGCGGGCGTAGGCTCACAGCAGACCCCAGGCCCACAGGAACGGGTAGGACGCCAGCTTCAGCAGGATGCCAAGCGCCACCAGCTTCACTGCCAGCAGGCCGGCCACCACCAGGGCGAGGATGATTTTTTCGATGATTGTCACTTGAGGTTCCTTTCGCGCAGCCGGGTGGCCGCCTGGTTCAGTCGTTGGATGGTTTTGGCCCTGGGGCGCGCTTGGCCGTGTTTCCATTGGTGGATGGTGGACGGTCCGACGTTGGCCTCGCGCAGCAGCGCGGCGACCGTGACGCGGGCACTTACTGCCAGTTCACGCACTTTCCAGAACGCATCAGGATTTTCATTCATATCCATCTGGTTTTTGTGGCTGTCACGCGACACTATAACGGATGTTTCGTCCGTGTGCGGATGAATCGCATGACATAATCAGCACCGCCGTGAATCGCGGTGAAACTTGAAAGGTAACCATGCAGACAGGAATTTATGCGGGCATCTCAAACGCCGATTACCACGGCGGCCCTGGCATCTCAAAATCAGGCCTCGACCAGATCGCCAGGTCGCCGCTGCACTATTGGACGCGGTATCTGGACCCGAACCGCACGCCCACCGAACCGACGGCCTCGATGCGCCTGGGCACGGCCATCCACACGGCGGTGCTGGAACCTGGTGAATTTGCCAAGCGGCATCACGTCGCGCCGGTAGTTGACCGCCGCACGAAGGACGGCAAGGCTGCCTGGGAACTGGCGGTGGCCGCTGCTGCTGAAGCTGGCGCGGAACTGATCTCCAATGATGACGCCGCCACCTGCATGGCCATCGCCCAGGTGGTGCGCAGCCACCCGACGGCGCGCAAAGTGTTCGGCACTGGCCAGGCGGAAATGTCCTGCTACTGGACCGACCGCGAGACCGGCCTGCTGTGCAAGTGCCGGCCCGACTGGCTGTCCATGCCGTTCATCGTGGACCTGAAGTCTACGGAAGATGCCAGCGCCGACGGCTTCCAGCGCTCGGCCTGGAACTGGCGATACTGGGTCCAGGCGGCATGGTATGTGGACGGCGTGGAACAGGCCACTGGCCAGCGGCCCGATGCGTTCGTGTTCGCCGCGTTTGAAAAGGCGCCGCCGTATGCCTGCGCGTTCTACTATGCCGACCAGGCCATGCTCGACATGGGGCGCGCCGAATATCGCCGGCTGCTGCGCATCCTGGCCGACTGCATGTCGTCCGACCGCTGGCCTGGTTATGACACCGACGTGCGGCCGCTGGGCCTGCCGGTATGGGCGCTCAAGGCCGCCAATGACAACGAACGGGGGGCAGCATGACCCCAGAACAGATGCAGTTGGCGATCAACGCGGCGTTGACACACGCCATCGAACTGCGGGCAGCAGGCATGGATGATGCCAGCAAAGCGGCCCAGTTTCACCTCGTCACGCTTTACAAACTGCAGGCCACGATGGCCGGCATTATTTCTTCCCCCACCCTGAAAGCAAACCATGACCTTTGAAATCCGCAAAGCCCAGCGCCAAGGTGCGCGCCTTCTGATCCAGCTGTCGGGCGTGTCCGGCTCTGGCAAGACCTACACGGCCCTGCAGCTGGCCTACGGCCTGGCCGGCCGTGACGCCGACAAGGTGGTGCTGATCGACACCGAAAACCGGCGCGGGTCGCTGTATGCGAACGCGCTGCCGCAGCCTTTCAACATCATCGACTTCTATGCGCCGTTCTCGCCGGCCCGATACATTCAGGCCATCGAAGCGGCATGCAATGCCGGCGCCGAAGTAGTCGTCATCGACAGCGTGACGCACGAATGGGAATCGGAAGGCGGCTGCGAATGGATCGCCAACCAGACCCGGTTTCCGGACTGGAAGCGGGCCAAGGCCGAACACAAACGGTTCATGACCTACATGCTGCAGTCGCCGGCGCACATCATTGCCTGCACCAGGGCGCGCGAGAAGGTGGACTTCACCGACCCGAAGAACCCCAGGCCGCTGGGCATCCAGCCTATCCAGGAAAAGAACTTCTCGTATGAGGCCACGGTGTCGCTGATGATGCACGAACAGGGCCGGCGCCAGGACGTGCTGAAGTGTCCGGCGGAACTGCAGCAGGTGCTGGGCCGTGGGCAAGGGTATCTGGGCGCTGATGATGGCCTGGCGCTGCGGCACTGGGTCGATGGCGCCGCCAAGGTGAACCCGGCCATCGAACACCACCGTGGCCTGCTGCTGAACATCACGGAACAGGGCCTGCAGGCGCTCCAGGCGGCCTGGATGGCCACGCCGGCGAACGTGCGCAAGGCCCTTGGCGACAAGTTCAAAGACCAGCTCAAGGCGGCGGCGGCTGAATACGATGCCCAGCGCCAAGCGGTTCACCCTTCCGCGCCGGCATCCATCCAGGAAATCAACAACCAAAAATTTGTTGCTGATGACGCGGCGCCCTCATTTGACCACATGGGCAAAAGTGAACAGAACGCAAACGCAGTTAATAACACGGGGGTATTCTGATGGACGTGCCTGCCCAGTATCTGACGCCAGCCGAACTGGTGTCGCGGTATAAGCAAACGATCACGATCCGCACGCTGGCCAATTGGCGCAGCACCGGCGAAGGTCCGCGTTATACGAAGATCGGCGGCCGGGTTCTGTATCCCCTGGACGCCGTGAAGTCCTGGGAAGATTCCAGAACCCTCGGGGCGAAGGCGGGATAAACCTGCAACAGCACCCTTAACAGCACCCGTGGCGCTTTTTTGCGCTGCGGGTGTTTTCGTTTTAAGTGCTTGATTTTGTTGGTGGTGAGCCCGTCGGGGATCGAACCCGAGACCCTCTGATTAAAAGTCAGAAATTGGCACTTACTGCGGCTTCACGGTGTATCACGCCGACACCTGCTAAACCATCGAAAAATGTGGACTTTCCGGGATGTCTGGCTGTAAACCATTGGCAGGCCAGATGCCTGGCTGCAAACATCAACAGCACCCGTAACGGCACCCGTATGACACCAGCAGAAATCACCCGCGCCATGAAATCCTGCCAGGCCGAAACCGTCCTGCGCGACAGCACCGGCGAACGCGGCAGCGGCGTCCTGATGCTCGTCATCAGGCGATACAGCACCGGCGTCACCGCCATGTGGACCGCCATGTGGCAGCAGGACGGCAAACGCCGGAAGCTGCAGCTGGGCCGGTATCCAGACATGTCGCTGGCCGACGCCAGGGCGCTGTTCAATGCCAGGGTGCGCGATAACTTGTCCGCCGGCCGTAACCCTGCGGCGATGGCCGTGGCGGCCCAGCAGCCGACCGTCCAGCGCCTGTTCGACGCATACTGTGACCGGATGGCCGCCGACGGGAAATCCAGCGCGGTGGAAGTCCGGCGCTGCTTGAAGTTCGCGGCCGACCACCTGGGGCCTGGCAAGCTGGCCGGCGACGTCCACGCCAGCGACGTGTCGGCCTACCTGGCCACGATCTACGGGCGGGGCGCCAAGGTGGCCGCCGACCGCGTGCGGTCCTACCTGTCGGCCGCGTTCAATTTCGGCATGAAGTCGTCCAACGATTACCGGGCCGAACTGCGCCAGGACTGGGGCATCCAGGTGAACCCGGTGGCCGCCATCCAGAAGGACACCGGCGCCAGCGTGCCGCGCGACCGGGCGCTGTCGGCCAAGGAACTGGCCACATTCTGGCATGCGCTCGACCGTGGCGGGTTCGCCTTGGAAACGCGCGCGGCCCTGCGGCTGATGATCTGCTGCGGCCAGCGGCTGCGGGAAACCCTGCGGATGGAAGCGCACGAAGTCGATCTGGACGCCGGCGTCTGGCACATTCCTGCGCCCAAGACCAAAGGCGGGCGCCACCCGCACGCGGTGCCGCTGCCATCGCTGGCGGTGGCTGTGATCCGCGAACTGCTCAAGGTCCACCGCACGGGCCTGCTGATGCCCATCCAGGACCACTCGGTGACCACGGCCGTGATGCGCTGGCTGGAAGATGCGCCGCTGGCCCACTTCCAGGTGCGCGACCTGCGCCGGACATGGAAGTCGCGCGCGGCCGATGCGGGCCTGGACCGGTTCACCCGCGACCTGATCCAGCAGCACGCCAAGACCGACACCGGCAGCCGCCACTATGACAGGGCGGACTATCTGCCGCTGGTGACCGACGCCATGAAGAAATGGGACCGGTGGCTGGTGTCAGTTGTTGCGCAGGACCCGCTGCGCGCGCTCCCGAAGCTGGGCGCAGTCGATGCACAGGTCCAGGCGTAGCTTCTGCCTGGCCGGCGGGATGGGTTCCTCGCACTCCACGCAGAACTCGGGCTGCGGGCCTTTGGGTTCCTTGCGCAGGGCCGCCAGGGTGCGCTCCAGGCTTTCCAGCATGGCGTCGTTGGCGATGTCCACTTCATCCATTACAGGGCAGCCCTCCACAGGAACACCTGGGCGAATGCGTAGCCGGCCCACATGCCGGCGCCGTTGACGTTGCCCTTCATGAACTGGTCCACGGCCACCACGGCGTATGCCAGGCCGGTGGCGCCGATCAGCCAATGGCTCATAGGTCCCCCACGTCGATCAGTTCGCCGCGGAATTCGATGATGTCCTGGTCGAACTTGTGGACCACCTCGGGCCACAGCAGATGGCCGTTCACGAACGTCAGCACGGCGAACCCGCTGCGCCAGTTGGTCGGGTTCTGCTCCAGGTAGTCCGCGAACTGCGGGCCGGCCGGATCTGCCAGGGTGCCGGTGTCCACGCCGTAGCGGGTGCCGTTGTAGTCCGACCACGGCGTGACCTTCAGGCTGTGCAGGTGACCGGTCACGATGGACTTGCCGCTGGACACCGTGCCCTGGTGGGTGGCGTGGATGCCGTTCTTGTAGCGGTGCTTGACGATCACGCTGTCGGTCGGCCAGCACGCCCAGGCGGTCTCCCACTTGGGGAAATGGTCCGACAGCTTGGTGCCGTGGACGTTGGCATATTCGGGCGCGGAATTGGCCAGGCGGCTGGCGAAGCGGGCGTCGTGGTTGCCCATGGTCCAGATCAGCCTGGCGCGGCCGGCCAGGTCCTCGATCTCGCCCAAGGCCATCTCGCAGGCTTTCAGTTCCTCGATCACGCTGGGCGTCTGCTGCCACAGGATGCGCGGGTGCCGGCTGATGGACGCGCCATCGAATGCGTCGCCGTTGTTGATGATCGCCTTGGGCTTGAACTGGTCGATGGCCCACAGCAGGCCCTTGAACGCCGTGGTGCGGATGCCTGGCCAGAAATGCGCGTCGCTGAAGATCAGGACTGTGCCGTTCTCGATGCCCAGGCGGATGGCGTCGCGGTGGTGATGGCCGGTGTGCAGGTTTTGGTATTTCGCTGCGCGGAAGTCGTCGGCGGCCAGCTTGATGCCGTGCTTGATCTCAATGGCGCGGCGGCGGCGCTTGACGCCACGCAGGTCTATGCTCAGGACCTCGGCCACCTTCTGGGCGGACTTGTGGGCATTCCAAAGTTCGATGAACTCGTTGTCGGAAACGGTAGGCGCAACCATATCACTCCAGGGTTAGAACGCGCTCCAGCACGTTAATGACGCGGTGTTCTGCCGCCTCCAGCTGCTCGTCGCTGGTCCGGTGATCTGCGGCACTCAGGACCAGGTCGTGCAGAAGGATGTGCAGCAGTTCGTGCAGCGCTGTCCGTTCCAGCGACTTCTCGGTGATCTTCTCGCCGCCCCAGTCGCCCAGGCGATAGACGGCCAGGCGGGCGCCCTCGTTGAACTCGACCGACGCCATGGCGTTCTTGGCCGGCTTCTCGCCGCGCTCGATGCGCCAGTCGCCAAGGGACAGCACCGTCTGCCAGTGCTGGACATACTTGTCGAACAGCAGCGCCTGCTCGGCGCTGGGCGTGTTTTTCATAAATAGACGGCTTCAGCCTTCCGACGTTTGACCAGACCGGGCAATTCCCGGCCGCCTGCCTTGGTCCAGCGCATCAGCTGCTCACGCGCTGCGGGCCAGTTCTGTTCGTTGATCTTGCGGCGCAGGGTGCTGATCTGCAGGTTCCCGACGCCCAGGTTATAAGCAAAGTCCACAATGGCGTTCAGCTTGCCAGGGTCGCGTGACGCCAGCGTGACCAGGACCGGGCACAGCCTGGCCACGCCTGGCAGGTAGGTGCTGAACAGTTCGTGCATCAGGATCTCGCGGGCCTGGGCCTCGCTGACCGGCGCGTCCTGCAGCGTCACCTTGCGGCCGCCGGGATAGTAGGTGCTGCCGTAGCCGATGGTCGGCACGCCGGCCGGGCACAGGTAGGGCTTGCTGCGGAAACCCTCAAACCGCTGGCACAGTTCTGCTGCGATGGCCAGGTTGACGCTCATGCCAGGCCGCGCTTGCTCAGGGTGCGGTCCAGGAACCAGTAGTTCGTGATGCCGGCCAGCAGCGCCATGAAGTCGGCGGTCAGCACCAGGTTCACGATCTGCACCGGGTCACGCGTCACCTGCCAGGTGACCCACAGCAGCAGCAGGAACGCCGCCGAATACAGGGTCCAGGCCCAGTAGGTCAGGATGGGGCGCACGGCTGCGCTGATCTTGGCAGCCCAGCCGCCCGCAGCTGCTGCCATGTTGGCCTGGCTGTCGATGGCCGCCTGGAAGGCCGCCAGGACGCCGGCGTCGTTGTCGGCCTGGTGCTGGGCGCCGATCTCGGCCAGGCGCTGGTCGCCTCGATGGCGCTCCAGTTCGCAGCGCTGCTTGAACATGTCCAGTTCGTGCTTGCGCTCGTCCTTGCGGTCGGCCCACTTCAGGACCTCGGGCGCCAAACGCAGAAGGCCGCCGATCAGGCCGCCCAAGACACCACCACCCAGCAGTTCGATCATTTTGGGACCCATCCAAACCATGTAGCCAGCTTGGCGATGGTGGCGCCAACAGCGGCCGCGATGCCTCCGACAAGCATCAGGGTTTTCCAGCCACCGCGCGCCTCGGATAGCGTGCGGTTGATCTCCACCAGCGTTTCGTTCATGGCCTGCATGTCACGGTGCAGCTGCTTGACCTGCTGTTGAAGGCCCTCAATCTGCGCGTCGTGTCGGCCAAGGTCATGGTGAATGCTGGGGTTTTCCATGATGCTGTCTGAATGTTCGTTAATCAGTGCCGCCGACAGCCTGGTCGTGGCCTTCAGGCGGCTGCTGCGCCACCTGCTGGTTGATTTTATCAAAGGTCGCCTTGGCGACCTTTAGCGGCAGTTCGCCAAGACCGGCGGCGATGACCGCCAGGTCCTGCTCGTCCAGTGTCAGCACGAACGTCACGAAATGATCGCTTTCAGTTCGTCCGGCGTGGCCGCTTGGTCGATGGCCGCCTGCATGTCGGCATACTTGTCGCGCACGGCCTGGCGGGCCGCCTCGGCTGCCTTGGCCTCGGCCGGGATGGTGGCCTTGACGTCCAGCGGCGCGAATTCCTCGGCGCGCTTGGCGCGGCGCACGTCGTGGGCGATGTTCTTGGCTTTCTCGATGTTGATGCGGATCATGGCTTAGGCTCCATATTCCCAGGCGTTGCGGAACGTGCGGTCGGCCGGGATGTCCGACACGTCAACGATGCGGTAGTCCACGCCGGCGGGCACGTCCTTGCGGGCGATTTCCTCGATGCTCAGGCCGCAGTCGGGCGCCGGGATGATGATTGCCACGCCGCCGTCGGGCGTGGGGTAGATGATGCGCTTGTCTTGCATGGTGTGGTCCTCTTAGTAGCCAATGGCGATGTAGCGGCAGCCGTAGGTGTCATTGGTCCGCGTGAACCCAGTCGTGGTCAGCGTGGCCAGGTGGAAATGCGCGTGCGAAATGTTGCTACTGGCGGTGTTGCTGGAATTGGTGGTGACCACGCAATTCAAAACAGCAGTAGGAAACGCAATGGGGAACGTGACCGCCGTGTTGGCTGCGCCAATTCCCCACTGAATAATCAGTCCGCCTGGCAGTTTTTGGTAGCCGCTGGACGCCTCCAGGTTTGCGAACTGGTCCACGCCAGCGGTGGTTTGAATGTTGTTGACTTTGAGTGTGCTCACACATCGGCCCTGCCTTTCTGATTATCGGAACGCCGCGCACATGACGGACTCGGCGTCCACCTGGGCGCCGGCGTTGTCGAAAATTTTGACCTGGAACCCCCAGTTGCCATAGCTTCCGGAACTGGCCGCGAGTTCCAGCTGGGCAATGTTGGTGCCGGCTGTGGAACGCCGCCCCATGCCTGCCAATGCAATGTTGCTGTCGGCCAGGGTGTTGGTGAACAGCACGGTGTAGTCGCCGGTGCCGTTGTCGGTCACGCTGGTGACGTTGAAGCTGGACCGGATTGCCACCGTGCCAGTGCCGCCAAAGTTCACCCACGCCTTGGCGCTGCCATCGACCACGGTGGCCACCGGCACGGACTTGCTGCCAGCGGCGTTCTGCAGGGTGTCGAATTTTGCGATGCTCATGGTGTCGCCTTATCGGTAGATCGCTGCGCAGACGATGGCGCAGTCATTGACAGCAGCCGCGCCGTTCAGCGTCAGGACGCTGACGCCAGTCGTGGAAAACGAAAACGGCGCGATGTTGCCGTCCGAATTGCTGCCGGTGCTGTCGTCTGCAGCCTTGTAGCCGCCGCTGAATGCGAAATTGGCGTCGGGCATGGCGTTGGTGAAGTTGATCCGGTAGTTGCCGGTGCCGTTGTCGGTGATGCTCGACACATTGCCGCTGGCGCGGATCGCCACGGTTCCGGTGCCGTTGAAGTTCACCCAGGCGCGCGCCAGGTAGCGCTCGATGCCGTCGGTGCCTTGGACTGCGTTGACTTTGAGAATGGACATTTAGATCACCACCCAGGTGCTGCCCGACGGCACCGTGACGGTGACGCCGGACGCGATTGTAACGGGACCGGCCGACATAGCGTTTTTGCCGGACGTGATGCTGTAGCTGGTCGTGACGGTCTGGCCGTTCTCGTAGAAGATGTCGTCAGACCCGCCACCGGTTGCGCCGCCGCCGATGCTGCCCCAGGCGCTGCCGTTGTAGCCCTCGAACTTGTTGTCGGTGGTGTTGAACCGCAGCATGCCGGACACCGGCGTCGGGCGCTGTGCCGTGGTGCCCTTGTTCAGGACGGCCGCGCCGGTGCTGCTGAACGTCACCTGGCCGGTGGCGGTCAGCGCTGCTGCGGTCACCGTGCCGGTGAACGTGGGCGACGCCAGCTTCGCGTAGCCCTGGCCGATCACGAACGCCGTCGTGGCCAGTTGCGTGGTGTTGGTGTCCACGGCTGCCGTCGGCGCCGCCGGCGTGCCGGTGAACGTTGGGCTGGCCAGGTTGGCCTTCGGCGTCAGGCCGTTGTCGACGTATTGCTTGGTCGCCGCCTGCAGCGCGGTGGTCGGGTCTGCGGACAGCGCCACGGTGCTGCTGAACGTGGCCGCGCCGGTCACCGCCAGGGTGCCAGCGACCGACAGGGCGGGGAATGTGAACGTGGCCACCGCGTCCACCCAGTCGCTGCCGTTCCACTTCTCGAAGCGGCCGGTGGACGTGTTCAGGCGCTTGGCGTTGGTCGGCAGGTTCGTGGGCGATGCGCCCTCAAACCACAGCGCGACTTCGACGTCGCGGTCCTTCACCTCGGTGACGAAGTTTGTGTAAGTGCTGGTAAGTGTTGGATTGGCCCAGTTCGCCATTTAGACCCCCTTGGCCGACCAGCTGAACCCGCCGCTGACGCGGTTGCCGGCTGTGTCGAACAATAGAACTTTGAAACTTGTTGGATTGGGAACGTCAACGAAATCATAAACCGCAATCCGCGCCGCTGTGCCCGATGGCGTCACGGTAATGCTCTCGATGTCGATGAAACTCACATTAAAGTTCACCGGGGTGCCGCCGCTGTCGGTGGACACCGCCGTGCCAGTGCCGGCGTCGTTCTTCAGCTTGACGTCCATGCGCACGTTCATGCCGGTGATGGTGATGAAGTCGTCATTCCCGCTGCCGGCGAAGTCGAATCGGACCTTCACATAGCGGAAGTCCGTGGCGAACACCGACGACAGGCCAGCGTAGTTGGTCCACGGGTCGGTGGTCAGCTTGCGCACGCTGATGGTGGGTGTGACGGTGACCGTGCCGGCGCTCGTCACATAGGACAGCGTGACGCCGATCTTGGTGCTGGCCAGGACGGACCCGTAGTCGATGATTTCCTCGTAGTAGCCGCTGGTCGGCGCCGGCATGGCGTAGACCGGGAACCCGGCGTTGATCTGGTCCTGTGGCGTCGTCCAGCCTCGGCTGGTGAAGTGACTCTGCCAGGTCTCGCTGGTGTCTGCCGGGGCCAGGTAGGCGCCATCCATGGCCGCCATGTTCGACTTGGTGCCGCTGAACGTGCTGTTCTGGTTCAGCTTCAGCTGGTAGTCCGGCGGCTGGCTCACCAGGGCGCTGACGGGCGTCGGCGTGCCCACGTTGCCAGCCAGGTCCACGGCGGCCACCCAGTAGGTGAACGTGCCGGCGACGGTCTCAAAAATCGCGCTGAACAAGCCGGCCACGGTTCCGATCTCGGTGGCGCCGGCCCAGGTGGAACCACGGCGCACCAGGTAGTGGCGGATGGTCAGCGACGCGCTCGATGCGGTCCAGCGCAGCAGCACGTTGTTGTCGATCACCTCTTGCGTCAGGCTCACAGCGGTTGGCGCCGACAGGCTGACCGTGATGGCTGCAGCCGTTGTGCTGTAGTTGCCAGTGGTGTCCAGCGCCTTCACCAGGTAGGTCTGGCCGCCCGTCGGGATGTAGCCCAGGGTGTAGACCGTGGCCTTGACCTGGCCGATGACGGTGGCCGTGTCCCAGTTGGTTCCCTGGCGGATCTCGTAGACGTCCAGGTCCAGGTCGGCCACCTTGTCCCAGGTCAGCGTGACGCCGATGTCCTTGTCGATGCTGGACGCCAGGTTCACCACGTTGGCCGGCGGCGCGGTCTTGCCCAGCGCTGTGATGGTGGCCTCGGCATAGGTGGCCGACTGCTTGCCGGTCGGGCCGATGGAATAGACCCGCACCACGAACGTGCCGGGCGTGATGTCCAGGATGTCGTAGTCGCTGGTGCTGGTGATAGCTTCTGCGAAGTTGCCGTCGTCCTTGCTCCACTGCACGCGGTAGGTGCTGGCGCCATGGACGTTGCTCCAGCCGATGTTCACCATGGCCCGAACCTCGGCCTGGTAGGTGTAAAGGTTCTCGGCGGCCACCAGGTCCGTCGGCGCAGCCGGCACAGGCGTCAGTTCGGTGATGTCGCGCGGCTGCAGCACCAGGCCGTTCTCGACCGCGTCGTATTTGTCCGGGTCGTGCCGCAGCGCTGTGATCTCCACGATGCCCTGGTCCTGCTCGACAGCACTCAGCACGCGGAAGGTTTGCGCCTCGACGCTGCTGGCCGACATGATCCATTGGGCGCCAGGCTGCGGGGCTGCGCTGATCGGCGCCGCCAAGTTCACGGTGTTGCCGCTGGCGCTTGCCACCTGCCCCTGGGCCACGGTGCCGTCGGGCAGCATGGCGTAGATGGTCCAGCTGGCTGTGCCAAGCGTGACAGGGGCGTCTAGGGTGATGGCCGACGTGGTGGCGCTGCGGACGCGGCCGCCAAGACGCACGCCGGCGCGCGATGCGTCGGCCACCTTGACGATCTGGCCAGGCTTGGCCACTGCGCCCTCGATGCCGGTGCGGAACGTCACCGTCTCGGACTCGTAGCGCTCGGAATACAGCAGCCAGCGGCCCACGCGCGCGGCCTGGCCGCGACTGGTGCAGCCGGTGGCCACGATCTCGGTCTGCACCACGCCAAAGCGGGCGATGGCGTCCTGGTCCTCGACGTATTCCACCTTCTGCTTGTAAAGGTCGGCCGGGTCGTTCCAGCTGACCAGCGCCACGGTGTGCCGCGCCTTGGCGCTGCTGCCGGAATAGGTGAACAGGCCGTCCACCACGTTCGACTGCGTGAACAGGGCCACCGGGTCGCTGGGCGCGTCCTGGGATAGCGTCAGGCTGCCGGACGCCCAGTAAACCATCGACCGGAAACAGGACGCCATGTCCTGGACCACCTTGTAGGCCTCGGCGCGGCTCTGCATGTAGATGTTGCAGGTGAATCGCGGCTCGGTGCCGCCGAACCCGTCGTCCACCAGTTCGTCGCAGTATTGCCCGATGGAATACAGTGCCCACTTGTCCACCTGGGCCGGGTCAACAAACCCGCCCAGGCCGTAGCGCGGATTGGTCACAAGGTCATAGAAGCACCAGGCCGGATTGTCGGTCCATGCTGTCTTGAACGTGCCGTTCCAGGTGCCGGTGTAGGCCCTGGTGACGGGGTTGTAGTTGATTGGCACCTGGACCCGGCGCAGCTTCAGGTCATAGGCGCGGCGCGGGATGCCGCTGAACGATGACGCATCGAACTTCAGGGCCACCAGCGCGCTGTTGGGGTAGCGCAGCTTGGCGTCGATGATCTCGGTGTAGCCGTCCCAGTAGGTTTTGTTCTGGATCTTGGGGCTGGTGGTGTCGTCCGTCAGTCGGCGCACGCGAATGTCCCACGGGCCAGACCCGGACAGTTGGACGCGATAGCTGCGCTGGTATTTGCTCTGCGCCTTGCCGCTGATGACGTCATAGGGCGACCCGGTGGCTGCGGATGCCGAAATGATAGGAGGCAGGTTGGTTCCCACCGTGGCGATGACCCGGATGTCATATTGACCAGCCGGCAGCGTCGGGGTGTAGAACGTGGCTTCGGTGTTGTTCTCACCGATGACGCGGCGGATGTCCGTGGTGATCCAGGTGCTGGCCGACGATGCCTTGTATTGCACCACATGGATGCTTTCGTCGAACCCAGGGGCGTTTGTTATCTCGTCGATGGCCACATTGCCCCACTGCACGGTCAGGGCCATGCCGTAGACGTTGGAACTCACGGACCTGAACGTGCCGGCGCTGATCGTTGTGGTTTCGGTCAGGTATTGGCGGGAAATGATCTGCGGGACAAAACCGCCGCCATTGCTCTGCACGTCGATGGCGATGCTGACGGACGTGCCCTTAAGGTCGCCGTCGTCCTGTTGCCGATACAGCGCCGGCAGGGAAACCGTGACACGCACCGCGTCCACGTCGGGATTGGAAATCGTGCGCGTGACCGATGCGGACTTCTTGACCTCCAGGCCGACCACGCTCTCGGCCTCGACCGACGGGAAACCAGCGATGTGGCTTTGGTCGTTGCTGCCGGACCTGGTTTCGTAGGTGACGTTCTGGAAGTTGTAGGACCCGTTCGGGTTCTGCAGCGGCGTGTCGTCCAGGTAGATGGACTTGGCGCCGTCCACCAGGCCCTCGATCTCGCCTTCGGACACCAGGTCCAGGATGCGGCCATAGGCGCGCGAACGCAGTGTCGTCATACCTCAATGTCCTCCACGTTGACGCCGGCGCTGATGATGGCGCTGCCCACGATCATGCGGCCGTAGCCAAGCGGAACCGGCTGGCCCTGCGTGGTGGTGTTGACCGCGCCGTTGAACACGTAGGAATTGTCCTCTTTCTTTTCCTCGTCCTTCTTGGTCGGCGCCAGCAGCTGCGACACGCCGTTCAGGGCCAGCGACACGCCGACGCCGAACGCGATCTGGCCAACGACACCGGTCAGCAGGGCCGACCCGCCCAGGAAGATGAAAGGGTTGAACGTGGCCGCGAAGATCAGCGCGGCGCCCAGCAGGATCTTGCCCAGGGCGCCACCAGCACCGACCACCACCGGCACGATGGCGATGCGCTGGCCGGCGGGGTTGTGCAGTTCGTCCTCACCGACTTCCTCGCGCATGTTCAGCACGCGATAGCCGATGTTGCGCTCAGTTGACGAAGAAACGAACGCGGCGAAGTCCTTGAAGTTGGCGCACAGCGCGCGGACGGCTTCGGCTGGCGACTTGACGTCCAGCTGATGGCGGCGGCCGTATCGCTTGCCCAATTCACCCAGCAGAATGATGGTTCTCATGTCTCAGCACATGCGTTGTTCGTTGGCGCCAGAACTCGCTGTAGATGTCGCGGCATGACAGGCGGTTCTGGACGTGGTGGATGATGCGATTATCGCCCAGGTAAACAGCCCCATGGTTCGGCACCGGGCTGGCCACTCGCATCAGGATGACGTCACCTTCATCCATGTCCGCCGGGGCGATCTCACGGAACCCTGCGCGCGGGAAACCGTCCAGGTAAAGGTCGCCGCCACGCAGCCACCACTCGTCCTGGCGGGCGAATTCGGGCAGGGCGATGCCACGCTCCTGCGCGAACCAGTCGCGGATCAGGCTGTAGCAGTCCAGCACGCTGTGCGACCACTCGCGGCCCACCAGGGGCGCCTGGTAGCCGGTCGGCTCCATGTAGTGCCACTGGCCGCCTGGCACGCTGACGATGTGCCACGGCAGCCCTGTGGCCTCGCAGGACACCAGGTCGGCCTGCGACGGGCTGGCTGGCCCGTTGGGGTGCGAATGCACCACCGCCATGATGTCGCCCAGGGCGTCGGCCTCGGCGTAGTCGGCCGGGTCCATGATGAACTGATCGGTGCCGATGGCCATGTTCCGGCAGGGCCGGTAACGTTCGCGGCCCTTGATGATGACCACCAGGCCGCAGGCCTCGCGTGGCATTTCGGCAATGGCGTGCTGGATGGCCTCGTCGCGCCAGGTCATCGGGTCAGGCCGGCCGCTGGGAAGCTGCCGAACGGCAGCGGGCTGTTGGTGCCAAAGCGCGCCTCGCAGCTGCTCAGGCGCTTGGCGCAGACGTCCAGGCCAGCGCTGCCGACCGGCTGGTCGGTGGCGTCGAAGTAGTTGGTGCCGGTGTAGCCGCATTCCGTGCCGCGATAGCGCCAGGTGCAGACGTTCTGGATGATCTGCCGGCGGGGAAGCTGCACGCCGGCCACGTCGAACACGGCGGCCAGTTCAAATTCCACCAGGTCGCGGGTCTCGGTCGTCTTGCGGTCGATGAAGAACACGTCGTCGGCAAACTCGGCCGTGGCGTCGGCGGACGGATTGGTGGCGCCTGGGAAGTTCACCGCGTCCAGGTATTTCGCCAGCGTGCGCTTGCGGGTGACCTTGGCGCCCAGCAGGTCGTCGTAGGTCAGCACCAGCAGGGTGATGGCGCCGGTAACGTTGGCCACCTGCAGCTTGGGGCGTGGCAGCTGGCCGTTGCCGGACAGGTCGAACCCGGACGCCTGGACCGGGAATGCGGTGTAGGTGTTGCCCTGCCAGACCAGGTTCTGCCGCAGGCCGTTGGTGCCGGCGTGGAACCGCAGCAGGTCACCGCCAAACGCGGTGGCGTCCAGCTCGAACAGTTCGATGATGGCGCTGGGTTCCA